ATTCACAGATAGGAAATTTATATTGGTTGTGGCTGCTACCGCTAAACTAGCGCAGAATATAGTATCTGATGTAATGGATATGCTAGAAGAGCCTAATATTAGAGCTGTCTTTGGTGACTGGAAGCTAGGTGTAGAGAAGGATACACAGGAGCTTAAGAAGTTCGGATACAGAGGAAGAAATATTACTATAGCTGCGGCCGGCGCTGAAACTAAGGTTCGTGGTTTGAATGTAAAGAACGAGAGGCCTGATGTTATTCTTATGGATGATATCCAGTCTAGAGAGTGTGCTGATAGTGTAGTTCAGTCTGATAGCTTAGAGAGCTGGATGATAGGTACACTTATGAAAGCTAAGTCTCCTACAGGCTGCATGTTCTTATTTGTAGCTAATATGTACCCTACTAAGCACTCTCTGTTACGTAAGCTTAAGAATAACCACACTTGGATTAAGTTCATAGCCGGCGGAATACTGGCAGATGGAACTTCTCTGTGGGAAGAACTACAGCCAATTAAACAGCTCACAGCTGAGTTCGAGAATGACTTAGCTATGGGCCGACCTGAAATATTCTATAGCGAGGTACTTAATGATGAGAACACTTCAGCTAATAATCTTATTGATCTGTCTAAGCTACCCGAAGTCCCTCACTCAGAGGGAGATATACCTGCTGGTAACTTCATTGTTATCGATCCAGCTACTGATAAGATCAATGCAGATGCTGTGAGTGTAGGTTACTTTGAGGTACATGATGCTTCTCCCGTTCTTATGGAGCTAGAGGAAGGTCGCTTCTCTCCAGGAGATACTATACGCAAGGCTCTTAGCTACGCACTTAAGCATAACTGCCGCCTAATAGCTGTAGAAGCTAATGCTTACCAGTACTCCTTACTCTACTGGTTTGATTTCATATGTCAGCAGATGGGTATACAGGGTATAGAAGCTGTACCTATATACTCAGGTACAAGAGCTAAGAATGCTAGAATCTTAGACATGTTTAAGGCTTATGCTGCAGGAGAGATATTTGTACATGCTGATGCTAAGCTAGAAGTACATCTCCAGATTACTCAGTTTAATCCAATGAAGAGAGATAACACAGATGGCTTGCTAGATTTACTTACTTATGCTCCTAGGGTAGTACAGGAGTTCGGCGAGTTTGTTATAGCTAGTAATATCATAGAGAGTCAGGAGTATGATGGCTTGGATGTGCCGGATTTTAATTCTCCCTTTTAGCTCTTGGCGAGTCAATCCAGCAACTGCCTATATGCTGCAGCTACCAGGGATTCCGGCGTAACCGAGTGGCGCAGCGGAGCGTAACACGAAATGCATAAGCGAAGTCAAGATCTTTTCGTGAGATTCGTGCGCAGCGCTAATCGATACTAAAAGTCTTTACGAGACATGCGTGAGGGTAAGCTTTCCGAAGCCCCGCGTCGGTAGCCGGACATCCCGACCCTACAACTAACATACATAACTTAAAACTTACACCTTATATAATCACAGGAACCTCCCTTATGGTAGCTTCAACTTCAGTAGCTTTATCTACTAACTCTCAGAAAGTTTTTATAGAGTATTATAGAAGCATACAGGACTTACAAAACGTAACTCGTAATGATATACGCTCCCGCTTAGAGAGAGTAGATAGAGATTATCAAAGAGAGCTTGATCGCTCAGAAGATAACTTACGAGCAAAGTCAGCTAATAGAAACTTTGACCCTAACCGCTTCCAGAACATGACTGTGCCAGTAGTAATGCCTCAGGTAGAAGCAGCTGTAGTACATCAGTCTTCTGTGTTTCTAACCGGCAGTCCTCTATTCGGAGTAGTAGCATCTCCTCAATTTATGGACGAAGCCTTACAACTAGAGTCTATTATAGAAGATAACTCTATTAGAGGCGGCTGGGCAAGAGAGCTTATGCTATTCTTTCGTGACGGATTTAAATATAACTTCGGTGTAATAGAAGTAGACTGGGGAGAAGAAGTAACTTACTCAGTAGAGACAAATCTGGATAAGGATCTTAAGCGCGGTATACCTAAGGAAGTTATCTGGAGCGGTAATCGCGTACGTCGCAGGGATCCTTATAATACCTTTGTAGATACAAGAGTCCCGCCCTCAGAACTGTACCGTAAAGGCGAGTTCGCAGGTTATACAGAGTTCATGTCTCGTATAGAGCTTAAATCCTTTGTTGCAGCTCTACCTGATAAGATCATAGCTAATATAACACCTGCTTTTGAATCTGGCTTGGGCGCTAATACCGGCGCTAAGAATGCAGGAGCTATGAATTACTACGTACCTAATATTAATCCTGATATAGCTGAGGAGGATTTTAAGGGAGCCGGTACTAACTGGATTCGCTGGGCTGGCTTATCTTCTACTCGTAATACTAAGATAGATTATAAAGACGGCTATGAAGTAACTACTGTTTATACTAAGATCTTACCTTCTGAGTTTGATTTACGTGTACCTAATAAGAATACTCCTCAGATCTATAAGCTCATTATAGTAAACCATGAGATTATTATCTATGCAGAGCTGCAAACTAATGCTCATGGCTACCTGCCTATCATAATAGGGCAGCCTTTAGAGGATGGACTAGGCTACCAAACTAAGTCTTTAGCAGATAATGGCGCACCTTTCCAGCAGCTAGCTTCCGCTTATATGAACTCTATTATAGCTTCTCGCCGTAGAGCTATATCTGACAGAGTGCTATATGACCCTTCTAGAATCACCAGTGCTCACATTAACTCTGAGAACCCTTCTGCTAAGATACCTGTGCGCCCTGCAGCCTACGGTAAGAATATCTCAGACTCAGTACATGCATTTCCTTACAGAGAAGATCAAGCTGGTACTTCTATGCAGCAGATACAAGCTATCTTAGGGTTAGCTAATGGCTTAGCAGGACAGAACCAGGCTACTCAAGGTCAGTTTGTTAAAGGTAACCGAACCTTACAAGAGTTCGAAGATGTAATGCGTAATGCCAACGGCAGAGATCAGCTAGCATCTATCCTCTTAGAGTATCAAGTCTTTATTCCTATGAAGCATATACTCAAGATTAACATCTTACAGTTCCAGGGAGGTACTACTGTATTTAACCGAGATAAGGACGTAGCAGTAGAGATAGATCCAGTAGCTCTAAGAAAGGCTGTATTGGAGTTCCGTGTATCTGACGGCTTAGTTCCTTCATCCAAGATCTTAAACTCTGATACCTTTGCTACTGCCTTACAGGTATTCGGCTCATCTCCTCAGATAGCTAGCGAGTATAATGTAGGTCCCTTATTCTCTTACTTCATGAAAACACAGGGAGCTAAGATCTCTGACTTCGAGAAGTCTACTGAGCAAGTAGCCTTTGAGCAAGCCTTAGGACAGTGGCAAGGACTAGTACAGTTAGCTATAGAGAAAGGACAAGATCCAGCAGGCGTAGGTCCACAGCCTCTACCTGAACAGTTTAACTATAACCCACAGCAGAACAAGCCAGCTCCAGCAGAAGCAGGATCAACTAACCCAACAGAAGGTATCTAACAATGAGCCACTTAGAAGAGAATACGTTTTCTAGTTACCAGCTAACGGATGAAGAGGTAATGCAAGGCTCATTACTTACATTAACTCAGAAGCAAGTAATACAGAATGATATATCTCTATACGCAGAGCAGAAGTTAGCATTAGAGTTTGATACTAATACTCCTCAGTTATTTATACAGCAGGAGTCTAAACTATCAGGCCAGATTCAAGCCCTTAGATATAGATTAGATTGCTCAGAAGCATCAGAAGCTGCGATAGAAGCACTTAATAACCCACAGCAATACACCTAACCCTTACTACCTAACCTATAAAAGAGAGAAACTACCATGAGCATATTCGACATGTTTAGATCAGCACCAGCAGAGCAAGTACCTACCCAGCAAGTAGCTCCTCAACCTGGACAAGTTCCTGGACAGCAGCCTGTACCTCAGATGCAAGGTAATATTCCAGCTGCTCCTACAGTTGTAGCTGATCCTAATAATCCAACTGCTCCTATCCAGCCAGCAGCTCCGGTACAAAAAGATGAATCCCCACTTGCTGAGTTTAATACTCTATGGGATACTAAACCTACTGATCCAAACGCACCTCCTGCTCCTGCGGCTCCTGTCCCCCTAACTGCGGAAGCTGTACAGAAAGTTGTAGCTCAGACCGACTCTTCTCAGGTAATTACTCCAGAGAATCTGCCAGCTATCACAGCAGGAGGAGAAGATGCAGCTAAAGCCTTTGCTACTTCTATGAATCAAGTAGCTCAACAAGTAATG